TGCCAACGGAATTGATGCCACGGTAACGAGCTGAAAAAGTCTGAAAGCATCGGTACAAAGAATGTCGACGTAGCCGATGTTCTGGTCTTTAGGGTATGAGTAGTTATAGCTAGAGGCATAACCCGAAAAGAGATAATGGGCAACGCCGTTGTAAAGCGTTGACACGCGCACTTTACGGTTTGGTATGAGTTTGCCCGCATAGGGTGAGGATAAATTTTGAGGATTCCAAATACCAGTTGGATCATAAATTCTAAAGTTGCATGTAGTGGCCTCAAACTGGTCGGTAAGTAAGTTATAGCCACCCTTGATTGAAATGCCTTGAACCTGCGATGAAATGTCAACGACGTTAGCAGCTGAATCAGCTAAAACGTTAGTGCCGAGAATGCCGTGTGCTGGGTCATCCAAAATAAATGGATAGCCAAAAGTCGGCCCCGATGAAAAGTCAAAAGTAACGATGACGGAAAATGGATAACTCATACCGAGTACATCCCAAATGGATTGTTCCGGTTAACGGTTACTGGTGTGCCATTAGTAGACGCATCCTGTGTAGTTGTAACCGTGGTGCTAGGTGGTGCGCTAATGTTAATAACGATAGGAGCTGCGCCTTGATTGCCATACTTTTCTTTGTTGTATTCAGTAAGAGAAGCTGCATCGGTTGGGTTTGGATCTGTGTAACCCATAATGTCTGCCACCACGGATGAAAAACCGCCACTAATGCCCGAACCGCGCTTTGTACCACCATTAGGGATGCTTGAAGATGGTGGAATAATAATAACTGGGGTTGGGCTTTGTGGATCAATAGGGTTGGAAGGCCCCGGCGTACCACCTTTAGCGCCACCACCGCCGATTGACGTTGTGCTACCCGTTGACGTAGTGACAGTGTTGACGGTTATGGTAATTGTCTTGTCTTTAATAGTGGCTAAATAATCATTAACTTTTTTTAATTCGGCTATGGCAGAAGCAGAAGCTGTTGGCCAATCCTTAAATGGGTCTTTTGCACCGGCCAAAGCCGTAATGTTGCCATTGACATCCATAACAAGGCCATTGGCAGTTAATACCTTTTGAGCCAAGATGTTAGCCTCATCGGCATTGCCGGTAATCAATGCGCGTTGTAATAACAAAACGTTATTTACTTGCTCAGTTTGACCACGTTGAAGAGCTGCTTGAATTTCGATGTTTTGCATATCGGCAGTAGAACCAGCAAGAGATAACGACAAAGCATCACGTTTAGCTTTAAGTTTATCTTTTTCGGTTTGAGCTTGAGCTTGAGCTGATTTAAGAGCTGACGCATTCCACTGTTTTTCAAGATTAGCAAGTAAAGTTTCTGCCGCTGTAAGTTTTTTAACGTCAGCAATTTTTTGAGGTACAAAGGGCTTACCTAGATTATTTGGATCGCGTACAAATCCGGTCGCACCTTTACCACCCATAATAAGATGATTGTTGTTAGCATCATTCAGCGGTGTTTTTTGTGTCAATTTTGAAGCTATAAGAGCTATTGCAGCTGCTCCAGCAAATATAGGATTTAACACCATTTCTCCAGTTGCTATGGCAGTGGCTATGCCCAAGCCTTTCATCGCTAAAGTTACTAAACCAATAGCAGTAGCCACAGCGGTAATTGGCCCGATGTTATCGGCCAAAAGCCCAAATACAGGTATGAGATAGGTTGTAGCAAATTGCGCTAATTTTTGTAATTGTGGTGCTAAAGATTCCCCAAGTTTTGCGGATGCATTTTCTGTTTTAGCACTGAAAATATCCATAGCACCTGCGGCGGTCTTAGAATAAGCAGTAGCAAGGCCACCGACTTTGGCTTTAGCCTGATCCATGAGTTTATTAAAAGCATTTTGTGGTGTTAAAGACTTATCAATTTTTAAGCCTAAATCAGCAAAAGCCCGAGAATTACCAGCAATAGCCTTAGCCATTTTTGCTGCGGTATCTTCAAGTGATGTCTGCTTATAGCGCGCTAAATCAGCGGCAGTAGACATGATGTCCATTGCCTTAGCCGGATTACCAAGAGCCGTTGTAAGTTTTGTATAAGCGCCAATAGTTTGAGCGGCGCTAAATCCTAAGTTTTCAAATGTTTTATTTTGCTTTTCAATGACTGGCTGTAAAGCATCGTATGAAATACCAAGATTTTTGAGCGAATTGGTTAGCGTTACAACGGCAGTATTTTCAGCTTTGAAAGCAGCGAATGAGCGTTGAATAAGTTGCTCGATGGCAAAAGAACCAACCAAAGATTTAGCAGCAGCGCCTAAACCGAGGATGTCTTTTTCGGCCTTTTTCATATTGCTAGCACCAATGTAATTGGTGATGATGTCGATATTTAAGCCTCTAGTTGAATTCATGCTGCCTTCTTTGCTGCGGCGTGATTTTCAGAACGGATTTTGAATTGTAAAATCGTTGTGTCGACTGCTTTGACCACATTAAGAAAAGCCTTGCCGTGATCTTCTTCCCAAGCCCGATAAAGGGCGCGGCCTTTCATTTTTCCCGTACCGACTAAAGGCTCTTTCATAGCAGCCATAAAATGTTCACCAGCTTTAGGGTTATTTGATTTGTATTGCCTACGAGATTGACCGTTTGCGCGGCCTGACGTTTCATAGATTGAACCGGCGGCACTAACGTTTGAAATGCTGTATTCAGTAACAAAACCTTTGCGATTAGGTCTAGTCGGCCCGATATTTATTTTGATTCCCTTGCGAGCCATTGCACGGCTGTAACGTGGAAAATGTCCAACCTTTTGAAACATGCTGGAATTTTCGTTGATTTTGCCAACCTTACGGCCTTTGGTTTTGAGCATCCAGTTGGATAATCCTGTAATGCTAGATGGAAAAAACCCTTGAGCCTTTTTGCGAATTGGAGTCAAAGTAGCTCGAACCTCTTTGTTAAGATTCTTAGCAAGGTCTGGCTCAAATTTGCGCATAGCCGAAAGAGTCTCAGTGACTCCTCTTATTTCGACTGGCATTTTCTTGATCCCTTGCTTCTTGTTGTACTACGTCGATAATCGCGTTGAGCATCGGTGCGTCTAACTCGTAAAGCTCTCTAGGCGCAATCCCTAACCTGACGGATAATTTGGCAATTAAATAGGTTAGGGAATTGCGCTCTATGAGTTTGGGGCTAAATCATCCAGCACTTCGACTCGCGTCAATGTGTCGACGAATTTTTCTCCAAAAGGTACGACATCTTCTTCTTTACTAATGCACTTCCAAGCTAGCCAAAAAATATCTGACTGTTTCTGATCTTCTGCAAAGGCTTTGGCAAAACCTTTCTTTGCATAGATTTCAAACGAGAATTCAATGCTCGGTGTTATCTGATGCTCAGTTACGTCTCCGTTAGCCCTTGTGATTTTAAGTCTTGCCATTTTTAGCCCCTTTGTTAGTTAATTACCATGTACCAGAAGTGGCCACGGTGATAGAACCTGAGACAGTGAAAGTAAGGCTCTGTACTGCTACATCGCCGACTTTGCCTGCTACTGGTGTTAATTTATTGACTAGCACTAAACCGCTATAAAGTGGATTAGTAGCTGAAATAGTTGCTGTAGTTGGTGTTCCCGGTACGGTTGTTTGACAAATCTTAAACTTTGCTGGAGGTTGTCCAACAAGGCTATTTAGTGTTGTCATAACTGAAGCAGCTATATCATCGTTAAGAAAATCCACTGAAATCGTTGAACTTTCTAGCCCCGCGATAAATGCATTTCCAAGTGCCCCCATAGCCGTCACATTTAGTTCATCAAATTGACGGTTGATTGTTAATGATGTGACGTGATCTGTGAGATCAACATAGGTAGTTCCATCTACAGAGATTTTGAACCCTGCATTATTTTGGTAAAAAATTGCCATTAGTTGTCCTCGGCTTTCGTTGTTTCCGGTGTTGGTGTTGTTGGATTTGTACTATCAGGCTCAACCGAGGCTTTACCTGATTTCGGCGCAGCACCAATTAAGGTTAAAAACGCCAATTCTTCTCTTGTGTATTCCACTTCGTTCATAGTTAGCTCCAGCTGCTTAGGATTGAAATTGACATCTCAGCCATTAACATCTGCCCGGTGTCGTTAGGCGAGACTGTTGGAGCTGAGACACTTCCGACTTTGATATTGAGGCCGCTTGTAGCG